TAACTATTTTAATAAGTATCTAGATAAATGGATGATATATCTTCAATGTTATCCAGAAATGTCAGAGATACTATTCAAGATACCTTCACTCAACCGTGAAGCTAGAGCAAAAGACATTCGTATTATTGAATTTACAGAATATTTAAAAGAGACATATCCAGATCAAAAAAAATGTTTTGCTAAAAAACCAGATGGTCAATATTTTACGAGGCAAGATTTATTAAATTATGAGGAATACTTTGATGTTTCATAATGATTGGATTACATACGATTATGAGGAATTAACTATTAATGAATATCCCAACAAAGATTTTATTCCTACTACGTTTCAAGATGCGTTAGCAAGACAAGCTAAAATTATATACGATGATGTTGAGCCAACAGTATTTTTATCTGGTGGTATAGACTCTCAAGCAATTGCTCTTGGGTTTATCTTGGCAAATCTTGATGTTGAGTATGTGTATATTCGTCCAAGTTATTGTGGTCATTACAATAAGCTTGATTATTTCTTTGTCACACAGTTCTGCAATAAACACAACATCAATTTAAAAATCATTGACCTTGAATTTAATCAAGATAGTCTTAGAAATTTTCTATTAGAACATAACTATTTTCGCACTGGAACTGGATCAGGTACGATATTTTTATTAGAGGGAATCAAAAGACATAAGGGTGGTATACCAATTACCGCTGATGGCCATTTTGTTTTTGAGAGAGATGGAGATATATGCAGAGGAGTATTTAAGAAGCCGGGTTTAACATTAAGTCAGGGCATTCGTGTTGAGGAACAAATTTTATTTGATTTGTATTACAATTACATATTTCAATATTATGAGCATATGCATAGAACAACTCCAGAAATTCAATATCTTACTAAAATGGAATCAAAAAACTTGATATACACTCAACTGGGGTTACCATTTAGACCAAAGTTGTCTGGATGGGAATTTTTAGATGAAGAGGGCAACTATCCAAGTTTATCTGTCATTGATTGGTCGAATGATCACAGTTGGATGGCAAGATTGACTAGGGGTGTGAATGTCATGGTGGATAAACTAGGAGTGCCCGAAAAGTTCATTGAACATAAATTAAATAATCAAAGAAGTGACTCGTCTAGATTTGTAACCCTATATGAGTTTCAAACTAAATACTAGTATGACTGATCAAAATCAATATCTGGGTAATCCCAATCTCAAGAAAGCAAATACTGTTGTTGAGTTTACGAAAAATGATATCAAAGAATATCATAAGTGCGCTCAATCGCCAACATATTTTATTGAAAACTATGTGCAAATTGTTTCACTAGATGAGGGACTTGTGCCTTTTGAGATGTATGATTTCCAAAAAGGTATGGTTGAAACCATGCATGACAAAAGGTTTAGTATCTTTAAACTACCTAGACAGTCTGGTAAATCTACTACCATCATCAGCTACCTTCTGCACTATGCACTATTTAATCAAAATGTAAATATTGCTGTTCTTGCCAATAAGTCTTCGACTGCGAGAGATATTTTATCAAGACTACAACTCGCATATGAAAATCTCCCTAAATGGATGCAACAGGGCATCATAGCTTGGAACAAAGGTAACATAGAGTTAGAGAATGGTAGTAAAATTATTGCTGCCGCTACATCTTCAAGTGCCATTCGAGGAGGTTCGTATAACATCATTTTTCTTGATGAGTTTGCTTTCGTTCCCTCTAATGTTGCAGAACAGTTCTTTGCTTCTGTTTATCCTACAATTACATCTGGTCAAAGCACAAAAGTTATTATTGTTTCTACCCCTCATGGTATGAATATGTTCTATAAGATATGGGTAGATGCACAAGAAAAAAGAAATGATTATACGCCAATAGAAGTTCATTGGAGCGAGGTTCCCGGCAGAGATGAGGTTTGGAAAGAAGAGACAATACGAAATACCTCTCAATCACAATTCAATTCAGAATTTGAATGTGAGTTTCTAGGGTCTATTGATACTCTAATAAGCTCTGTGAAACTAAAACAACTTGTGTACAGAACACCTATTCATTCAAATGTTGGAATAGATATTCATACTAGGCCAGAAGAAGATCGTACATACATGTTGACTGCTGATGTTTCTAGAGGTACAGCGAACGATTATTCTGCATTTGTGGTTTTTGATGTTACAGAGATACCATATAAGATTGTCGCAAAGTTTAGAGACAATGAAATTAAACCACTACTGTTTCCTACCAAAATACATGAAGTTGCGAAGGCATACAACAACGCATATGTAATGGTTGAGGTAAATGACATAGGGGAACAAGTCGCAAATACTTTACAGTTTGATTTGGAGTATGACAACCTAGTTATGGCTTCCATGCGTGGCAGAGCGGGCCAAGTCCTTGGAGCGGGCTTCTCAGGGGGCCGAGCGCAATTGGGGGTAAGAACGACTAAAGCTGTGAAGAAGATTGGATGTTCAAACCTCAAACAATTGATTGAGGATAATAAACTTATTGTCGAAGATTATGATTGTGTCAACGAATTGTCAACCTTCATTAGTAAGGGTTCGTCATATACGGCGGATGATGGATGTAATGATGATTTAGTTGCTTGTATGTTTATGTTTGGTTGGGCTACAGATCAAACATACTTCAAAGAACTAACTGACAATGATATACGAATGACCATGATGAGAGAACAGCAAGACGCACTAGAACAAGATATGGCACCATTTGGATTTGTAATGAATGGTGTTGATGATCCTGTTGACGATGAGATTGATGAATATGGGACACGATGGACTACTGTTGTCAGAGATTATAACACGAACTGGTAACTATATGAATTCTATCAAATCGTTATCAACTTTGATAAAACAATTTGAACACAGAATTTTTGATTCGCTTATTAGGTGAAATATTTCCTTTCTGCTTTCGTTATTCGTGCCCACTCGTTTTGTTAGTTTGCGAATTTGTGAATCGTGTGGGTGAAACTTGAGACAGATTGTTTCACTTTCGCCACAATGTATACAAGATTGGTCTGCTAAAAAATCATTTAATAACAAAATTCTTTTGCGATAATTTCTACGAGCAACCTTTTTGATTGTTTCTTTGTATTTTTCATAATGTTCATTCATGATATTATTTATATGATATAACACTTATAAAACTACTAGTTTAGGAAACTGATTATTATAAATATTCTGAAATAACACGACTCTGATAAAGGAGCAATAAAATGGGCTTTCTAGTTTCTCCTGGCGTACATGTAAGAGAAATTGATCTTACAAATATTATCCCAGCGGTATCAACATCAATCGGTGCTATTGCAGGACCATTTAAAAAAGGTCCAGTAAGTTCTGTTGTGACCATTGGTTCTGAAGAAGAACTGGTTTCAATTTTTGGTAAACCTCAAAATGATTCAAATCAATTTGAGACATTTTTTACAGCCGCAGCTTTCTTGCAATATACAAATGCATTGAGAATTGTTCGCTGCGAATCTGGTGTAACAAATGCCATTGCATCTGGAACATCTTTTATCATTCGTGATGACGATCACTATGAAGATTCTTTTGCTTCTGGGCAAGCTTCAGTTGGTGAATGGGCTGCTAGAACAGCTGGCGAACATGGAAACTCAATTGGTGTTTCTGTTTGTGCATCTGCTACTGCTTATGAGGAAACTGCTAAAACAACAACAAGTGAAACAGAAGCGATTGGCCAGACAGTAATTAGTCTTACATCTGCTTCTGGTTTCAATGTACATGATATTGTCAACTTTGGTGAGACATTAGGATTTGAATATCAAGTTGAATCTGTAGACGCTGGTGCATCTACTATTACAGTAAAACTGTTGGACGATCCAAATGGTAATGGACTTCAAACTGAAGTTTCTTCTGGAGCAAGTGTTCGTCGGCGCTGGAGATTTTATGACTTGTTTGATGGTGCGCCTGGCACATCAGATTTCGCAACTCAAAATAAAAGAGGCACTAATGATGAAATGCACATTGTTGTATTTGATCATCTTGGAGAAATAACTGGTTTTTCTGTTACTGCAAACGGTAATAGAACCAATTCAATTCTAGAAACTTATCCAAATCTTTCTAAAAATATTTTTGGTAAGTCGCCACAAGGTGATAATACATACTATGCTGATAAAATCTTTAGGGCTTCAAATTATGTTTATCAAATGGACCATAACACTGCTGGTTTCAATTGGGGAACAGATTTTGATGGTCAAGACACATTCATCGTAATGGAAGATGGTGGAACAGATGGCGCTGGAACAAATGCTGGTGACAACATCATCTTAGATGGAACTGATGGAAGTTCTACTAATACTGGCGATAAAATTCAAGGTGAGACAGGTGCAACTTCATATGCTGCACTTGATACGCCAACAAATACAATCCTAAAGAATGGCACTGATGATTATGCTGTAACTGCTGGAGAATTGCAGTTAGCATATGATAAGTTTGCAGATACAGAAACATTGGATATTAACCTTGTCCTTGGTGGCAAAGGTGGTGGTTCTGGTAATACTGCTTCCACACAAGATACTCATGTCAC